TGTTCTTCCCTTCCAGGGAATAGGAGGTCAGTGCCTGTAAAAACTTGCGATATTCCCTGTTTTCGTCCCCGTGAATCACAGAATCGTCCTTGAAAATGCAGTGAGCCATCACCCAATGTGCTTCCACAAGGATTTTTGTTTCTTTGTTCTGCTGAGTCCACCTAGTTTCGATCTTTGTCCGGCAATTTCGTTCCTTGACGGCATTCTGAATGTCGGCAGCGAGTTTTCCTCCGGCTACGTTCGATTCAAACCGGATCATATGCGGATTCCGCTGACAGATTTTCTCCACAAGGTTAATTTCGACAATATTCGGTGCATAGTTCTCAAACAGAACATCCTCGATGTAGAACATATTGCCGTACTGATAGGCAATTGTCATGGATCAGAAGTCCGATCCGGTTGTTTTTGTGTCGCAGACACCGATAATGGCATCCGGTTCTCCTTCCGGCAGTTCAAAGTAGCGTTGCAGCTGATCCGGAGGATACAACTGCCCTTCCCGTTCGACCGGAGTCTGTTCATACAGGCATTTCCAGGAAACGGAATCCATGATTTCCCGTTGTTCACGATAGAACTGCGTGGTAAATCCAACTCCATACGGGTAATCGAAGTTCGATTCATCCTGCTCGTTTAATGCAGGACAGACAATAAACTCCGCATCGGCATCGTCACCATACTTCTCTTCCAGGTTCCCTATGACATCATGAACCGACCAACGGGTAGCAATGTGCAGTTCAGCACAATCACCGATTTTCCGCTGACGATAATCGACAGTATACTGTTGCCATACTTTTTCGAGCCGATCTCGGTTCATTGCAGTTTCAATACCATCAATCAAGTCATCGCAGTATAGCAGATTCGCTGCTCTGATCTTTCCGGCATTCCCACTACCAATGGACGAGAACTCAAACGTACTGAACCGCTTACGTGTTCCCAGGTCGAGCATAAGATCCTTTGCGTTGGTTCCGGCAAGATGGACTTCCGGAAATACTTTCTGCCACAGATATTCTGATCTCCGGCCTACAATCCGCTGAACCTCGTCATAAACCCCACGCAGGAAACTGTTGCTATGAGAACCAATGATGTTAGGCATTTCCGGATGTTTGCCACCCGTCCATGCCAGGAAGAACTCTGCCAAAGTGGTTTTTCCGACACCAGGGGGCATACTGATACAAAGCAGATGGATTTTCCGTTCCTCTAGCCTTTGCAATGCCCTTGCTAGTGGCAATAACTGCTTTCTGCGTGGCATATAAAACTTTTTGTCTTCTTCCCTGTCCCATTCTATGTATCGGCAGAAACAATCAAAATCCCACGGGGCATCAAATAGTAATGTATCACGATATAACCGCAGGATCTTTTCGCCGTCCTTGTCATTTTCCGGTTCTGCCTGGGACAGATATTCACGCAACATCTGTGAATACTCATGAGCAGTACTGAAATTATCCGGATCATACTGCCTTGATACAATCCGCTCCCTGTGATCCCGTATAACAGACATCCCATCATGCTCGATCTCTTTGATGACCTTCAAGGCATCCTCAAAGGCAGTAACATCACCCTTGTTCCCTTCTCGGAGCATGGCAAAAAAGAGTCTGCTATTCTCGTTCATTTCGTTCTGCATACTCATTCTCCGATCAGATTCTTGTACTTTTCCTTGTAGGACTTGGCAGTAGAGAAATCGTCATCCTGTTCCTGGGCAGATTGAACCTGTTCTGTGTCATTCCGTAGGCCATCATAATTCCTCTGCCAAAATATCCCTATGACAGGATTGATTTTACTGTCTGATACCATGTTTTCACGGAACATCGAGCAAGTCTGCTTTACAAAACCGCAGAATGCCCGTATCTCCGGATTGTCCTTCTTCGCAAACATCTCAAACTGCCAATAACTTGCGAACCCCATTGATGCATAGGCAGACAGATTGCTCACGCTGAACCCGTCTTCCTGGCATAACTGAAGGTACGCTATGAAGCAGGACTTCAACGAAAGCAGATCTGATCTGTCTGCATGGCTAGCAATCTCATTGATCCGCATGATATGGTCGATCAGACGGGCATTATACGCTTTTCCTTCTTCTGTCACTGCCACCTTTGTTGTGTTATTGTGCAGTACATTCAACTGCCTTTGTGCCAACGCTTTCTCCGAAACAGTATAACCATTCTTGTTTGCCCGTTTATACGAATCTTTCGACCCCTTCGGCCTTCCTCTGCCCCTCTTGGCAGTTCCCGTATCACTACCCATTGCCCTTTCCTCCTCTAATCTCCTTAGATTTCTAAGCAGATAATACTATTTTGGACAGTTATATGTCAAATGAGCAGTACCATGCCATCCCTAACCACCATAAATATGGCCTTTTTGTTTTTGGGGAATATTGGAAGTGGTAACCTAGCTGCGGACAGGATGGCTAAAATCCCCTCCCGTCTATTCCCTTGGTATTTTATGCAATGATTTTCCCATTTTCCTTCCATTTCCATGCATAAATCATTGTATAATTCATTGTATAGCGAATGAATAATACGTATATATTGCATATAATCAATATATTGTATACCCAAAATTTATAATACTATATATTGTATATCAACTATTCGCATAACTATACTTTTACGAATAGTTATTGTACGTACAATTATATATAAGTTATATACGGATTGTTTCCTGTATTGATACCAGGAAAGTAACTTTGTTTTCGGAATTGCGTATATGTTGCATGGTTAGTAAGCAATTAGTGAATAGTTAGTGAATAGTTAGTAGATGGATTATATAGAATCATACACAAACAATAAACAATTACATATAATGACAGTACAGTTATAGACAGTATATACGGGCATTATATGGTTATATATGGATATACGGGAATAGACAGATAAACAATTCAATATACAGTTATTATGGCAGTATAAAGGGAATATATTAATGAGATATATAACAATGGTATATATAATATATATTATTCTTTTGATTAATGATAGAGAAAAGAAACAAATAACAGATATATATACCAGGGAAAACAGGATATACAGATTGTTTCCTGCTGCGGTTTTTCCTGGTATTATTCCGGATATTTCCGGCCGTTGTCCAGGCGAACAAAAAAATATTTTTCAAAAAAATTCAAATTTCCTATAAAAAACGCTTGCAATATGTGTTCACATATGTGATAATACAGTAAACAAAAGCATGTTTTCCGCATGCGATGTAGACGCTACTGAGTGCTCTGTATAGTGCAATGTCCACATACGGACTAGTAAAAACATATAATGTGTATATACATATATAATATGAGATAATAAAGGATTGATTATCAATGACAGAACATGAAAAGTATTTCAACCGTTTTCGGTCGTTTGCTCCGGAAGATATGATAGACTATATATACTTTATCGGTAGCAGTGAGGAATTGTTTTGGTTATCCCTTTTCATGATTGAACAATCTAATAATTGTTGTTGGTCTATTCATGAAAGAAATGTTATTTATTCCGCTGCAATTCGTGAATTGTTAGGATTGAAATTTATAGGTTTTATTGACCAGGCCCATGATTGCATTATCCGTCAATATGATATTGCAATCTAATATTTACTAATAGGAGGAAGAAACAATGGATACTAAAAATTTTGAAATCACAATTTACAACGGGAAAACGGGAAAAAAAGTATGCTCATATAAAATTTTTGATTGTACCAGGGAAAAAGCGGAAGAAATTTCATTGAATGCAAGGGAAATATGGACAGACAAATTATGGTTTTTTTGTGATTCTGTTATAAGGGAAATTAAATAATTTTTGTTAACTGTTTTCACTATTTTAAATAGAATTATAAGAAAGAAGGATAATTCAAAATGAAAACCACAAAAAAAAGTATTTATGCAAAGTATGGTATCACTTTTACGGGAAAGTATATTGTTTCCCCTATAGGAAATATCTGTGAACTATTAAAAGAAGGAAACACGAAAACGGGAAAACAAGTATTTACGTTTTCTCTGTTACCTGGTACGGGAATTTATGAAACAGATATTAATGGCAAAAAATATTTTGTTCCTGGTACTTGTAAATGTGATTGTGTAGGTTGTTACGCAAAAACGGGCCATTATGTCCAGGATACACCTGTACGCAGTATGTGTATCAATACTTTCCTGGTAAACGAACATATTGATTTTGTGAAAAAC